GAGATGCAAGAGAACCCCGGCTCGATCCGCATCCTGAGCAAGGCCGAAGGTGTTTCACGTGAAACAATCGACGATGAGACCGGCGAACCGACGCAGGAACCGACACTCGACCTCAAAATCCAGCGCGTGGTGAGCAAGGGCAAGCTGTGCCATGAAACCTGCAAGCCCGAGAACCTGCTCATCAACGCCGCCGCTACGACCCTGGAGGATGCGCGCTTTGTTGCTTACCTCCACGATGATTACACGCGATCTGATCTCATCGAAATGGGCTTTGATCGCACAACCGTTGAGAGTCTCGCGCCTGGTCCGAACTTCGCAAGAAATCAGGTTGAGCTAGCCCGGCGGTACGACCTCAACACCAATTGGCAATCCCCGATCCGCTCCGGGGACAGGATCGACACCTATGAGTGCTATCTCAGGGCCGATGCGGACGGGGACGGTATCGCCGAGATGCTGCAGGTCTGGTATGCTGGCACGATCGGGGCCGGCGTCGTCCTGGGCTGGGACTATTGGGAGGACGACCTCCCGTTTACCGACATTCCGTGCTACCCCGTCCAGCATCGCTGGGACGCCGAATCCGTAGCGGATCGCACCGTCGATGTGCAGCGGGTCAAGACTGTGCTGCTCAGGGCGCTGCTCGACAGCACCTATGCCAGCGTCGTGCCGCAGCGGGCGGTACAGGAAGGCACCGTGCTCAATCCGGATGCGCTGGTCAATCCGCGCTTCGGCTCGACGCTGTGGATCAAGAAGGGTGTCGATCCGAACGCATCCATCGTCCAGCAGGAAGTGGTCTATACCGGCGACAAGGCTCTGGCTGCGATGGCAGCGATGGACGAAGTCATCACCAAGCGTACAGGCGTATCGCGCTCGACCATGGCGCTCGACCCGGAAGCGCTGACCAACCAGACCGCCACGGCCAACCAGAACCTCAAGGACGCCGGCTATTCGCAGGTCGAACTGATCGCCCGCAACCAGACCGAATACGGCTGGAACAAGCACTTCGCCAAATGCCTGAAACTGGCGGTCAAGTACCTGAAATCCGCACTGATCCCCGCAACGGCCGACCAGCCCAACGGCAACAAGTTCCAGCAGGTCGATCCGAGTGCATGGGACAGCGATATGTCCTGCGTCGTAAAGACCGGGCTCGGCACAGGGTCGCGCGATCGCGACATGGCGATGCTCAAGGTCGTGATGGACAGCCAGGTCGCCATGGCGACACAGCTTGCCGGCACGGGATTGCCGAGCGCCAAGGTCAAGGCGCTGGAGTTCCTGCCCAAGATCATCGGGGCGGCGAAGATGCTGGCGGAATCGGCAGGGCTCAAGAACCCGTCGATGTTCTACCCCGACATTACCGACGATGACGTGAAGCAGTTGGCTCAGGAAGCCCAGCAGGCCGCTCAGCAGCCCAACGGCGAAGCGCAGCTGCTCAAGCTCAAGATGGACGGCGAGACGCAGGCGCAGCAAGCCGCCGCGCAGATCGCAACCATCCGCGGACAGGCCGAGGTGGCAAGCGCCAAGGCCGATTTGCAGATCAAGCAATTGCAGGTCCAGGATGTGCAGCAGCAGGCGGCGCTCAAGGACCAGATCGCCGGGCTGACGCTCAAATTGCAGGCGGCCAAGGCCGACGCAGACAATGCGACCAAACTCAAATCGCAGGCCCTCAACAATCTGACGCAGATCATCGTCGCCGGGCTGAACAACAAGGCCGCGCTCGACACGACGATGGTCGAAGGCTGGCTGGAGTCGATCATCGGCATCCAGGGCCATCAGCAGAACCTCGAAATGGCGCAGTTGAATGCTTCGCTGGCGCCGGCCCAGGAGCCGGTTGCAAATTAACGGCAACGGGGTTAATCATGGACGAACGTGAGCTTCGACATCGCGCGGCCGAGGCGAGCAGATTGCTCGGTGAGCCGTTGCTGGCAGAAGCGCTGAACACCATTCTTGCGGAGGCAAGAAACGCCTTGGAGACGTGTGGACCCGACCAACTCCTGATGTGGCAGGCGCGAGCCCAGGCCGCACGAGCGCTGCCCGATGCGCTCCGGGAAGTCGTTGTCGCCGGTCCCGTCGCCGAACCTGAACCGACCGATAAACTCGACCCCGGTACAATCTGATGGCTGATGAAGCCCTCGACATTGAAGACAACGCTGCTCCCGATCTGTCGTCAAAGACACCGGAAGTCGGCAAGCCGCTGACCGAAGACGAAGCGGTTGACTCGATTGCCGATCTGCTCGGTGGAGACCCGGCCAAGCCGGAACCCAAAGCCAAGCCGATCGAGGAAGACGAGGACGCCTCGAAAGACCCGCTTGGGGACGACGAGGAAGACGTTGTAACCGACAAGGGCGACGACAACGCAGACGGCTCCGAAAAGGCCACTGCCGGCAAGTATGTCAGCGCAAGCGCGAAATACAAGCTGGCCGATGGCACCGAGATCACCGTAGGCGATTTGGCGCGCAACAATCTGTTCCAGCGCGACTACTCCCAGAAAACCGAGGCCTTGAAGCGCGACAAGGACGCCTTCGAGACCAGGGCCAAGGAAGTAGATCAGCTCTCGCGCACGACAAGCGAAGAGCGTCAGTACCTCATCTGGTTTGCAGAGAATTTTGCTCCCAAACCGCCAGCCGCGCCCGCGTTGAGCGCAGCCGAAGACCCGATCGGACACCTCACCTACAACGAGGAATTGCGCAAGTATGGAGCGTTCGCAGAGTCCTATCGGCAATTTCGGACCAAGGCTGACGAGGAAGCACAACGCAAGACCGGCGAAACCCAGCAGCAGGCCAACCAGCGCGCCGCGCAGGAAGTGTCTGCCCTGATGGGCAAGCTCAAGCTCGATCCACAAAAGGACGCCCCCAAAGTCAAGGCGTTCTTCGAGGCCATCGAGCAGGGTGCTCAGGAGCACTACGGTCTCAGCTCAAACCAGATAGCCGACCTGATCAAGTCGAACCACATCGGAGCCTTGGTTCTCCGCGATGCCATCCGGTATCGCAAGGGCAAGTCCGCTGTGCCGAAGGTTCAGGAACAGCTCAAGCAGGTTCCGCGCATGACGGCCCGACCAACGGCCAGAACGCCCGTAAACCAGCAGGCGGTACGCGCCCGCGCCCAGACGGCGGAGAGACTTCAAAAGAGCGGCAGCATGCGAGACGGCATCGCTGCCATTGAAGCCCTCATCTCCTAAAGGCTAGGTAAATGGCTACCGAAATCCTCAACACGTACGAAACGTACGATGCGACGGGCAACCGTGAGGAACTGGCTGACCGTATCTGGATGATCACCCCCGAGGAAACCCCGTTCACGTCGTTGATCGGCAAGCGCTCGGTGGCATCGGTGCATCCCGAATGGCAGACTGATACTCTCGCGACCCCGGACCTCACCAACAACCGCGGCGAAGGCGAAGACTGGACCTACCAGCAGATCGTCGCCACCACGCGCGTTGGCAACTACACGCAGATTTCCGACAAGCGCATCATCATCTCGCGCACGCAGGACCGGACCAGCAAGGCCGGCCGCAACTCGGAAGTCGCGCGCGAAATCGCCAAGAAGGGCGTGGAGCTGCGCATCGACGTGGAGTCCATCGCTCTCTACAACCAGGCTTCGCAGGCTGGCTCAAACGACAACGCCACCAACCGCACTGCCGGCGGTTTCCGTGCCTGGATCAAGTCCAACACCTCGCTTGGCAGCGGCGGGTCCAACGGCGGCTTCAACACCTCGACCAAGGTCGTGGACGCAGCCACCAACGGGACGCAGCGAGCCTTCACCAAGACGATCCTCGACGCGGTGATCCTCGCCTCCTACAATTCGGGCGGCAATCCCGACGTGCTGATGCTGGCGGCCTATCCCAAGCAGGTCTTCTCGACCTTCATGGCCGACAGCAACGTGGCCTTGCAGCGCTATGCTGCCAAGCCCGACCAGCAGACGCAGATCGTGGCGGCGGCCGACGAGTATCTGAGCGATTTCGGCCTGATTTCGGTCGTACCGAACCGTCAGATGACGCGAGCCGGCGCTACCGTGGCGCGCAACGCATTCCTGATCGATGCCAGCAAGGTATCGCTCGGAATGTTCGATGACATCCAGATGATCACTCCGGCCAAGACGGGTGACGCTGAAAAGCGTGTGCTCGTGACCGAATGGACCCTTCTGGTCGATAACGAAGCTGCTCAGGGTGTCGCTGCCGACATCTTCGGGCTGACTTCCAGCACGTAAGGAACAAGAAAATGGCAACTCCTGACCACATTGCGTTCCCCGTGACGGCTCAGACCGCAGCTGCGACTGCCTTTGGCGGCCCGGCTGCGGGTTGGGTTCCAGAGTGGGCCGATGCGGTGACCGTTACGTCGTCGTCCTCGGCGAAGTTCGTCATCCTCTCCGACAAGTTCCCGGTCGGCAAGGTCATCATGGTGAACATCGGCGCCAACGGCTACAAGCTCGGCACTCCGGCCGGGTCGTCGCTGACGATCAACAACGTGGATACCTCGGGTGGCACGGCTTCGGCCGCTATTCCGGCGAATACCACGGCGCTGATCATCCGCTCGCTGACCACCGGGTTCCTTCTGACCAACTACACCAACCTCGGGGCTGTCGCGACGGCTATCGTTCCGTCGTAACCCTTGACGCTGCCGCGCTCCCATCCACGGCGCGGCAGCAGTTCCTCACCCCAACAAGGAGGGCATGATGCCCAATCCCGATACCGTCTACACCCCGGCCCCAGAGCCCGTTCCGGAGGTGGTGTGATGGCTGTCCGTCCCCCCAATTCGCAGATGAACGCCACACTCAAGGCCGCCGGCCCCGGCGCCAAGAACATGCCGCTCAACGTCAGCAAGGGGCCGACCACCGACTTGCCCAAGACAGCAACCGGCTCCAATCCCGGCAAGACCTCGATCCGTGGCGTCGGCACTGCGCACAAAGGTCAGGCTTTCCGGGATCAGAAATTCTGATGCCGCCAAAAGGATGGAGAAAAGACATGGGTGAGAACCCCAACGACGAAATCGGCACGCTTGGGCCGAAGGACTTTTCCGGCATCTCGACCAAGGAGATGAAGGAGCTGGCGCGCCCGAAGTTCAACACCACGGCCAAGCCAGCCAAAGGCGTTCCGCTCGTGTCGAAGCCGGGGCTCAATCTGCCTGATCCGGCTGAGCTGGAGAAGGAAAAGCTGTTCCCCGTCATCATGCTCAAATCCTATCGACCGCGCGTCGATACGGCATATCGGCCTGGTGTATTCGAGACTGACGGCGACGGCCACGCCATCGGCGATCCGATCTATTCCGATCCTCCGCTCGTGGAGGAAGGGCAAGACGGCGGCATGATCCACCGGCTCGAGGAAGGCCAGCCTGCCATGCTGCCGATCACCGAGGCGCGCGAGTTGATCAAGAAGGGCATTGCGATCCGCAACGACGAGTTGAAGGTTGCGTGATGGAAGTCGTCCGGCTGACTGAGGGTCAGGTCCAAGGTCTCCGTTGGGAGGTTGTGGAACTGACCGAGGATTTCCGCCGGTCGCGTGCCGTCTATGGGCAGGGCCCGAAAGGCCCTGTCTATGCCTATAGGACGGAGGTATTTGCGCCTGACCAGTTCCTCGAGGCCAACCAGACCGAGCGCAATGAGACGGAAGGCACACGCTGGGATGCCGGACTCGGTTCCGACAAGAACGGCAATCTACCGATGGTCAAGGTGTCCAGCATTCCGCTGAATGTGTTCTACCGCGACTTTGCTGGCCGGCACGGAGATCAGGATTTTAAGAAGTGGTATCTCAACCTCCCCGAGAATGAAGCCTTTCGCACGCGTAAGGGGAAGTTGTGATGGTCGACTCCTTACGGCTGATTACCCGCGAAGATCAGTGGCGTTCTAACGTCAGTGCTTCTGTCATCGAAGTCCTTGAGGAGATGATGGCCAAGGCCAAGAATGGCGAGATTGACGGGGTTGTGATTGCCGCCACACGACCGGACGGTAGTGGTACCTACCGATGGAGCAAAATGAGCCATGCGACATCGCTTCTCGGGGTGCTAACCATCGTGATCCAAAAACTGGCCATGGATGACTGATGGCCCAGATCAATGACTATGCTAGCCTCGTCTCTGCCGTTGCAGACTACTATGATCGCGCCAGCGACACCGCGTTCATGGGACGGATGGATACCTTCATCGGCTTGGCCGAAGACTCGTGGACTCCAACCCTGATAAATCGGCGCATGGAAGTCTCCGTTCCGCTCACGACTGCTGCCGATGGCACGGTTGCGCTGCCGGACGATTTTATTCGCCTGCGTGGTCAGTTCGGTGCCATCAATGGGGTCAACACCAATCTACCGCAGGTCGGACCCGTTGCAGCGCAGGGTTTGTATCCAATCCCGAGTGGATTAACGCCAAAGTTCGGCCAGATCGTCGGGAATACGCTCTCTGTGCTTCCAGGTCAGGTGCAGACCTTCACGCTTGACTATTGGGCCAAACCTACAGGACTTTCCGGCTCGACTGCGACAAACTGGATTATCCTCACCGCCCCGACGCTCTATTTCTACTCCACCATGTCGCAAGCCAGCTTGTGGCTGAAGGCATTCGACGAAGCCTCATCGTGGGATTCGCTGGCGGATATTCAGCTAGACGCCATCTGCAATAAGTTCGGGCTCGACTACTATTCCAACACTGACCTCGTCCTCGATACCCCGACGCCCTGATGTTGATGTGGGGGCGCTTCCGGCCCGATGCGGGAGGGCCAAATACAGGCTTCGCAGAGGTGGCGGACAATGTCATCCCGCAATCGGCTGGAGTGGGTCAAGGCGGGGCTCTCCTCGTCGGCTATGGGCCATTCCCGCAACTCTCTGTGCAGGGCGGGGCTTCGGCTCTGAGCGGAGCGCCTCGCGGTTCAATTTCGCTGACGACGCAGAACGGCACATACGAAGTGTTCTTCGCCACAGCCTCGACCATCGAGCAGATGACATCGAGTTTTACATTCAACGTCATCGAGTCGGGCCGGAACGTCACATCTGGCGACGATGTGAGCTTCACGCATTTCGGGGCCTATCTGCTCAACACCGATACGACGGACGGGTTCAAGGCTTACAATGTCGAGACGCCGGCCGGCAACAATGTGGTGTCTGGGGCGCCCACGGCGCGAGCGCTGTTCCAGTGCAACAATGTGGTGTTTGCCCTCGACTGCAACGGCAATAACAAGGCGTGGAAATCGTCGGCCATCGGCGATCATACCGAATGGATTTTGCGCGGCGCCAATGGCGGTCAGTTCACGGACGGCGAGGCCCTGATCTGCGGCGTGGACATGGAGAACGGGCGGGCGCTGATTTTCCAGCAGCACGCCATTCGCATCATTCAGTTCGGCAATGCCGTGACGCCAGCTCTCTATGCGATTTCCAAGGCTGCAGATGGGCGCGGCAGCGTCGGAGCCCGGTCCGTCGTCAGTTTCGATGCGATGGCGTTCTTCCTCGATACGGACGGCTTCTACAAGTTCGATTTCACCAACGGCATCACACCGATCGGGGCCGAGAAGGTCAATCGCTGGTTTCTCGGCCAGACCGACAATTCCAAACTGGCGACGGTGCAGGGCTCAGTCGATCCGCTACACAAGATCATCTGCTGGCGGTTCTTCTCGCTCAACAATTCCTCCACCACGATCGCGGATCGGATGATCTGCTACGACTGGCAGCTGGATGAGTGGTTCACGTGCACAGTCAACACCACCGCGCTCGCCCGCGTAGCTACTCCGGGTTACGTGCTCGACACGATGGATGGGTTCGGCACGCTCGACCAGATGACTCAGATCGCGCTCGACGATCGGTTCTGGCAGGGCGGCGCACCTGTGTTCGGCGGCCTCGACTCCAATTTCGAGTTCGGCACGTTTTCCGGCTCATCCCTTGCCGCCACGTTGCAGAGCATGACGACCAATAGCGGGTTCAGCAGCCTCGAGAACGAGATCACACCGATTTCCGACAATGCCAATTCCAAGATCGCTGTTGGGGTGAGCGACAAACTCAGCGATTCCCTGACGTGGAAGACGGCTCAGGGCCGAACCAGAGCTGGCAAGGTCAAGTTTCGGGCGCACGGCCTTAACGTCGCATTCCAGGAGACGCATACGGCCGGAGATACGTGGACCTTCACCAATGGCGTTGACTATGAAGGCGCGCCCAAGGGTGGCCCGGTATGAGCGACACCAGCGCGGCGAGCGCCTTCGGCTTTCCCGGCACGACGGCCGAGCAGATCGCGATGAAGATCACCGGAACGGGGCCCACGGTTTTTGCCGGCGATGCGGCATCGGCTCAGCAGGTGGCATGGTTTCAGGTGACGGAACGGGCTGGAGGCACGGCTTCGCTCACCATTGACCTGTTCGATGGCACGACGGCCTACATCATCAACAATCTGGCGGCGATGACGGCGCGCGGTGAGTATCTCTACGGCCGCGGCTTCTGGTTGCCGCCCGGCTGGTTTCTGCGCGTCACCACGGGCTCGGCGAACCAGGTCGATGTAGTTGGACTGGCGACGATCCCGGCCCGGCTATGATTACCCTGCTCCTCCCGGACTATGTTGCGACGTGGTGGGGCGAACTGGGGGTGCGGCTGGCTCCCGCCATTCGTGTCGATCCGAAACGCAAGATCGCCGATGTGTACCGCGAGTTGATGACCGGACACTTCGCGCTCTTTACCGTTAACGAGAATGGGGTTAATGCTTTAGCCGTCGTGGCGATAGACCAGATCGATGAGACCAAGCGTCTCTCCCTGGTTTATGTGGCCGGCACGATTTCCCCTCTCAGGAAGGTCCGTGATCTGATGCAGATCGTGATCGATACCGCCAAAGACCTTCGCTGTACCGAGGTGCGGATCGAGGGGCGCGACTGGTCTCGGTTCTTCCCCGACTGGGAGCGGATGGGCGACCGGAACGGATTGCGGTTGAGGTTCTGATGGGCGGCGGCGATACGGATACCACGACGAGCAGCACGGCTCCAAGCGACCCCAAGGTCACCAGTACGCTCGACCAGCTGCTGAGCGGCTTGCAGAAGGCTTACAAAGCCGGCCCGACCTATCAGGGGCCCGGCGGCACGACCAAGGACGCTTGGTCCGATGCGCTCGATGCCGCCAGCAATCCGGCTTATTCCAGCGATGTGGGCAGCGCCATTTCCGATGCAGGAGGATTGCTCAAGAACAACGGCCTGACCTCCGGTCAGAGCAAGACCATCGGTGGGTTGAACGACCTGGTCGGAACCTACGGGGCGCTGGGCAAAAATCAGGGCCTCAACAGTAATTTGCAGGGCACGCTCGACAGCACCGATTCGCTGGCCTCGCTCTACAAGAAACTGGCGCTCAACCCCGCTTCGACACAGGCGGGCAAGAACCTGATCGACAGCGTGACGACAGGCACCAATTCCTCGTTCAACAATTCCGGTCTGTTTGGCTCCGACAACGATCAGACCGCTTTGTCGCTTGGACTGACGCAAGGGCTCGGCAATCTCCAGCAGGGATATCTCAGCGGCGAGGCCGGAGCCTTGGGACAGGCCGGAAGCCTTGGCGAGTTCGGCAGCGGCAATCAATTCAGCGCCGCGGCGGGCAAAGGCAGTACGCTCGGCAACATCTTCAATGCACAGGAAACAGGGCTCGGCAACGAGAATACGGCCAGCGCCGCGCTTCCGGGCCTCTACAATGCCAGCGAATTGCCAGCGGCGACGGAACAGGCCATCGGGTCGGCCAAGGACGCCGCGTCTCAGGCAAAGGCCGACCAGAACCTGACCCTGATGGGACAGTTGAGCCAGATTTTGAACGGCAGCGCTGCCACGGGCGGCAACACGACCACGACCAGCACACCATCCACGCCATGGTGGCAAAGCGCGCTGGCGTTGGCGCTCAAGGCGGCCTAGATGGCGCTTCTCGACCTTATCCTCGGCAAAAACAATCCTGCTTCGCAGTGGGTCGATGCCAATCCGAATGCGATCAGCGCATTCAGCTCGGGGCTTGCGTCCGGGCAGAATTTTTCGGATGGGCTATCGAATGCGGTTCGGCTGCTGCCGAGCGGACAGGCCGCAGATAAAGCGGCACAACTGACCCAGAATGGCCAGAACCAGACCATCCAGTACCTGCATCTCAAGGGTTATGACGATCTTGTGCCGTTGGTGGCGGGAGGGAACGGCGCTGGCGCGCTCAAGATTGCATCCGACCGCGATCAGGCGGCGCTCAAGGCCAAGCAGCCGGTGGTGGTGAGCCGCAACGGGGCTTTGGTCGATCCGACCAAGCCGGCTGGCAGTAATGTGCTTTATCAGGCTCCCGCTCAATCCGCTTCGCCCGGCGCCCTCATCCAGGGGTTCAACCTCGCGAAATCGCAGGGCTACACTGGCGACTTCATTCAGTACCAGAAGGATGTCAAAAGTGCCGGCGCGCCTTATAAGCCGACCGGTGCCGATGCGAGCGGCTTGAAGCCGGGCAAAGACATGCAGTGGCTCGGCGGCCCATGGGCTGGCCATGAAGGCGGGGAAGTACCGATACCGATGGGGCCTGCCGATACGATGGATGATCCCGTCGTGGTGGCGAATGCCAAGGGCATTGCCTCGGGTCAACTGCCGCCGCTCATGACTGGCAACTCGAAGCTTGCCTATTACGTCAAGGCCAACCTTGCCAAGATGGGCATCGATCTCACTCGCCAGCAGGAGGATTTCACCGCGACACAGAAGCGGCTGGCGACGATGAATAACCAGCAGCAGACGCAGGTCACGACTTCGATCGGCCTGCTCAAGCAGCAGCTTCCCGCCCTTCGTGCCCTGTCCGATCAGTGGAAGCGCAGCAATTATCCGACCTTCAACAGCATCCAGCAGCTGCTTGACAACTCGGGCGCGACCGGGTCGGACAGGAACATCCTTGCCACCAAGATTAAGGCCCTGATCGGGGAAATCACGCCGGAACTCTCGAGGGTCTATTCTGGCGGCAATGCGTCCACCGACAAGGCTCTTGACCTTGCCGCCACGCAACTCAGTTCGACGTGGAGCAACACGACGTTGCAGGCGCTCATCGACCAGGCGCAGCAGAACCTCGGCTACCGCGAGCGCACCATGAACTCGCTCGGCACGGCCGGCTTTCCGAACAGCCAGTATAACCCCACGACGAATCCGCCGGCTGCTGCCCAGCCGCCAGCCGGTGCTATCGCGCCACCGCCGCCAACTACACCGAGCGCCGCGCCTGAGGCTGCGCCCGACGTTTCCAAGATGAGCGACGACGACATCAAGAAGCAGCTTGGTCTCGACTGATGGCGGACAAACTCGCCCTTCTGCTGGAGGCTGAAAAGCGCGGGCTGTTGCCGCCCGACAAGATGGCATTGCTCGATGAAGCCAAGAAGCGCGGCCTCATCCACGACGACAGCTATGTCCATCCAGACGATATTGCAGCCGCGCCTGTTACTGTGCCGACTGATGTTAATCCGATGGCGAGCCAGTACGTCAAGCCGCCAGAGCAGACCACGACGGCGGCCGATTTCCAGCAGGGCGCCAATCCGCCGATTGATCCGAACGCGCACGAAAGCGCTGCTCAGGATATTTCTGGTCTCCACGAGGGCGTAGCGGCTACGCTGAGCCTGCCGAACACACTGGTGCATCCGTTTCTCGCGCTTGGTCCTACTGTCGTTAACGCGCTGACCGGTTCGAATTTCAGCACAGACACATCGTACCTCCCGGATGCCGGCAAGTCCTATCTCGCTGCCGTAGGGCCGCAAGGTCTCAACGATGTGAAGCCGCCGGACGACAATCCGGCCAACCAGTTTGGTCGCAAAGTCTCGCAGTATCTTGGTGCATCGATCCTGCCGGCAGCGGGCGCACTTGGTTCTGGCGTTGCTGCCGGCACTGTGGCTCGTGATTTGGCCAGCGCCACAGGGGCAGGAGTCGGCGCGGCGACTGCTGCCGCTGTTGCCCCCGGCAATCCTTGGGCCGAACTGGCTGGATCGATTCTTGGTGGCGCATCTCCTGGGGCGGTATCGACCGCAGCTCGCAAGGTCATCACGCCCAATCCTGCCGATGCAGGCCGGGTCGCTATGGCCGGAACGCTCAAAGGCGAAGGCGTTGATCTCACGGCTGGCCAAATCACTGGGTCAAAGGCACTTCAGTATGCTGAAAGCGAATTGGGCGGCGCGGCCACAAAAACGTTCATGGAAAAACAGTCAAAGCAATTCGCCCAGGCTGCTTTGCAGAAGGCTGGTGTTAACGCAAATGCAGCAACTCCTGCCGTCATGGATAAGGCGCTTACCGACATCGGCGACGAGTTTACGCACCTCTCTGCGCAGACCAGTACGCCACTCGATGCCAAGTTGCAGAACGATGCTCTGGCAGTCGTGGATAATTACGAGGCGAGTGCCGCAACTCCAGCGAAGGCAGTGCAGAATATTGTCAATCGCATGGGAGAGTTGGCGGCTAAGAACAATGGTGTTCTGACGGGTGAAGCTTATCAAGAACTCCGCTCCAAGATCGGAACCATGTCGCAGGGCGCCGATAGCTCAACCAAGATCGCGCTGCGTTCTCTACAGAATGTTCTTGACGATGCGGTGGAACGCAATCTGCCACTGGGATCGCCATTAGTTCAGGATTGGCGTGCTGCTCGCGGACAATATCGCAATCTCTTGGTTATCCAGCAAGCTGCTTCGGCGGCCGGCCCATCTGCTGCTATGGGCGCGATTTCGCCGGCTCAGCTTGCGAGTGCTGCCAAGATGATCGAGGGCAAACGCAATTGGGTTCGCGGCAAGGGCGACATGGACGAATTGGCGCGGGCTGGTGTGGCAATAATGACGCCGTTGCCGGATTCCGGCACAGCTGGGCGCCTCGCTGCGAAGTCCATTGCCTCGATCCCTGCGACGATCGGCGGCTTTGTTGGCTCAGGAGCGGGATTGCCTGGTATGGTCGGCGGAGCTGTTGTCGGCGGAGCTGTGCCATGGGCACTCGGTAGAGCGATGCTTTCGGGCGCCGGTCG